ATCAGCTTTGTCAAATTCCACACTCGAAATACTACTTGACCGACGCCCCTTAATTTTATCCAAAAAATCTTCTAGACCATTTATTTCACCTTTTCTATCATTTTGTTCCAAGTCACCTGTAATTATTAATCTACTATTTTCCCCTATTCTGGTTAATAACATTTTCATTTGAGTTACTGATGAATTTTGCATTTCATCAGCTACTATCCAACAATTTTTAAATGTACGTCCTCTCATAAATGCCACCGGTACAATCTCCACCGTACCATTCTCAATAATTTCATCAATCTTTTCTCTATTGTAAAGTTGATAAAAGTTTGAATAGATTGGTTGCATCCAGGGTTCCATTTTCTCACGAAGGTCACCCGGTAAGAATCCGATTTCTTCTTTACTTACAGTTGGTCGTGTAATGATAATCTGTTGAATTGATTTTTTAAATAACAAATCCAATGCAACCTGACATGCTAATAGTGTTTTACCACTACCTGCTTTACCACTCAATACCGTAATGGCATTTCCTAGTATTTTATCTTTTGCAACTTTTTGTTCATCATTTAATTGAAGTTGGAATTTAATCGGGCCTTTTGGGCCTTGTTTCTGTTCTCTGATTTTTTCTGTCAGCTCTTTGTGTTTGGCTGATTCGTTTGATCCCATAAAATTTGATTTCCTTTTTGATGAATAGGATGATATGGGCAGTGTCTGCATTTGCTTCCACAGCACCACCCACGCTCCTTATGATATTGTTTAGTGAATACGGTATTACCATTTTCTAAGTAATAGTGTACCCCCTCTAAATATTCTTTTTTCAAATTATTTAACTTTCAAATTTCCAAATATATCCGGCACCTTGCTTATATTTACCAACGCAGCACCCATATATACTATCTCTACCAATCCCCATAATTTCAGCTGCTTGCTTAATACTTTCAAATGATTTAATATATTCGCCTGATAAGGTGTGCATAGTAACCGCCTTATATTTTGATTTTGCAATCTTATTTTTGGCTTCTTGTGTTAATTTTTTACCTAGATTACTTTTTGATATTTTTTCTCTAGTTTCTTGCGTTGGCGATTTACCAATATTCCAAGCTTTCATTTGACCGGATGCATATAATTCTTTTAGTTTTTTAGAATGTTCTGGTCTAGAAATTCCTGTTTTATTTTTTACAAAATCGTTATACTTTTCAGATGATTTCATAGATAATGACATCTTATTTTTATATAATTCTTTTTGTTTTTTAGAATAAAATTTTCTCGTATCTCCGCCTTCGCCTCCATTTGTTAAATTGTAACCAATTTTTTTATTAGTAGAATTAAATAAATTAATCCAATAAGCTTCTTTAATATTTAGTTCATCTAATGTAGTACAATTATCTATTACCTCTTTAACAAAGTTTTCTTTGCCATATTTTTTAATAGCCATATTCAAAGATACACCAGACCCTAAATAGTTTGGGTCATTATGTGTATCTTTGCCTATGTATATTTTTTTGTTTATTTTATTTATTGTTTTGTATATAATCATAATACTATCCTTTATAATGGTTTGTATTAATAAATATACAAAATTATAAAAATCAACGAACTTCGCATGCTCCACCCTGGCAGGCAAGTTCACCGCTTAAATCAGTTTCATCATCAATTTCTATTACTTTTGATAAGTCTACATCGGTAAGTGCTGCCATAAGTCTTTCGTATTCCTCTTTCGTACAGTCTTGGAAAGGAGCTTGTATGTAAGAACCGCCATCGTAAGGTAGTACTGAAAGACCGTTATATGAATCCTTATGCTCCCACATCCACTCACCAACTGCTTTCCATTCATGCTCACGAATTGATACAGTTGCCGATACATTGTGAGTATTACTTCCACCTCTATGCCCTGGCTTAATCCATTCGTGGTGTACTCTTTTAACCCTTTCCAATAATTGAATGGGCGATTCACTACGAAGAATAGCGCCATCTGGTGCTTTTTGTGGAATACCGATTACTGCCGTATCATGTGGGCGGAAATATTCATCCTCAATTAATTCTGGATGATGAATTGCCAAATGAGTATAAATTGATTCATTCTTACCTACTCTTACTCTACGAATATAGTAATCATTATGCCAAGCATGTATGCCTGATGACGTACCCAATGTTAATGATGTTGTTCCTGCTGGCTTTACGGTTGTAGTTCTTGCCGAAACATTGATGTCCAACTCCATTGCTATTCTTGCATTTTCTTCTCTAACTACCTTTGCAGCCTCTTTCATATTCAATTTAAGAACTGCTCCACTTCCGATACCGGTCATTGATACACCGATAAGTGCATCCTTTTCAGTTGTTCTTTGCCAAATAGGGCGAAGATAATGGAAGTCGGTATAGCCGGCTTGTAGTGTACCAATGAATGCTGCTGCCTTAACTCTTTCATTCAAATCGTTTTGGTCTACAACATCAGATACATTCACTTCGCACAGGTTACAGAATTGGAAAGGTCTTAATGCAATCTCACAACACGGATTAGTTCCCCAATCTTTATCATTTGAAAGGTAGATACCAGGTTCACCGGCTCCACTTGCTTCAATTCTTTTCCACAAATCCATAAAGTAATCCTTTGTCATTTTGTGTCTCATTAGAGAAACCGAATTATTTGCACGACCTCTTTGTGGATTTGTTTCCCACCATGCACCACTCTTACAGCTAATCATTTCATCATCGGATGCGCTGAATAGAGAAATAAGTGCTGCTCTACGAATACCACCTGCTAATACTGCATCAGCGATATGACAAACCATATCATGCACTTCAATAGGTCTTAACTTATCACCATCTTGCTTACTTTCCAAAATACCTTCTAATTTAATTAGGCACTCTTTAAGTGGCTGAGGACCAGGTGCTTTACCGCCTGATGTGACAAGTCTAGCTCCCTTTGCTCTAATATCTCTGAAATCAAACATAGGTTTACTTCCACCATAGAAGTATGCTTTTACTAATACTGATATAGCATCTGCCCAACCTTCAATACTATCTCCAATAAGGAAACGTCTTGTCTTATCTGCGTTTGGTTTTCTTATTTCTGGTAATTGTTCTACGTGATGTTTTTGTACAGAGTACCCAACACCAGTTCCACCTAATAGAAGGAACATAATTTCACCGAATACTCTCCAATCATCAATAGGTGCGAATGCACAATTGTATATACGATTTGGACTGATTTCAATTGGTTTACCTGCGAACTGCATTGAACGCATTGAAGGTAAAACCTTTTTGTCATAAACGAATTTATAATTATCTCTAATCTCCGACTCTAATTGTGGGTATTTTTTTATATGCATTTCCATATTACGTGTAACTAACTCTTGCCAAGTCTCACGTCTTTGTAATTCAGGTCTATACTTTGCATACTTCATATAAACCGTAATATCTGATAAAATTTTTTGTGAAATGTCCATTTTGTTTGTAAATTTGTTTTATTGTGTAGAAATAGTTTTTTCAGGAAAACCAGAAAATGTAAAGATAAATATGAACTATTCACCCAAACACTCTGGTTTTCTTTGAAAAAAATGTAGTTTTTTAGTAATTATTTTTTTTAAAATTTAATACTTATCAACCCATATTTTCTACATACTTTTTATGTAGTAACTTTTTTTCTAATCCCTCACCATTCTTACTCTCCTTTGTTGCCATCTGACCATCTACGGAATTTTCGGCGAATACATCCATAATTCCGTGATACGTATCAATCTTTGCTGGAAAGGTTAATCCATCTGGTCCAAACCTATTCTTTACAATGTGTATCCGGCCGGTCTTAGATAACTTATCTTTTGTTTTTCTACTAACAGACATAATGAAATCTGCAGTTTGTACTTTCTTATAAGAATCACCAACTGAGTCGGCCTGTATTACTTCGTGGTCTATTGCTGCTCTGTTCGTTTGTGTTGCCGTCCAAACAGGTATCCCTGCTTCACCACTCAATCCACGCAACTCTTCGTATATACCTCCCAATTCAGCGTATAATCCGTCACCACTTCTGTTGCCAGATTTGAGAAGGTCAGCGTAGTCAATGATTATTAGAGCGGGTTTAAACCAAGTTGCTCTAATCTTCT